ATGGGTATGATATCCGGTTGTCACCAGAGCAGTGTCTGATCTTCGGTAAAGTACAGGCCGGTGATTGCGACCCAAAGGATTTTGATCCCAGTATCTTGAAGCCGGCTGAGCTTTTGGAGGATGAACGTGGCAAATACTTCTTGTTGCCGCCTTATGGATACTGTCTTGGTGTCGCAATGGAGCGTCTCAAGCTACCTCGTGATGTCACTGTTGTTGCCGTCGGTAAATCGACGTATGCTCGTTCCGGCATCCTCGTGAATATTACGCCTGCCGAGGCAATGTGGGAAGGTTATCTGACGTTAGAAATCAGCAACTGCACCGGACTCTTTAATCGCATTTATGCGAATGAGGGTATTACTCAATTGCTGTTCTATCGCGGTAACCCCTGCGCTGTCAGCTATCAAGATCGGAAGGGTAAATACCAAGACCAACCTGCAGAGGTTGTGTTCTCTCAGGTTTAATTAAAAGGACGACCGGATCTGGGCTGTGGTTTGTCAGCATAATTTGTGCCACCACCTCGGCCCATCCTGTCCCCCATGCTTGGAAGTTCCGTTCCGTCAATAACGGCTGGATTCCTGGGGGTGCGACCACGAATCGTTGGTTCGGCAATACCAGCTCTTTGTTTGTATGCACCAGCAGTCTTGGCCGCCCTCATGAATTTGGCTACACGCCCTTGTTTATCGTTGATTGATTCAACAGATCTTCGATTGTCTTCATCGACACGACGAAGGTCTGTGTCGTAAATGCGTTCAGGATTAAGATCAGTTACTTCCGTACCAGAGGATGCAGCATCCTGGCGTGGATCGTAAGTGGGATCAAAGAAACTTGCCATAGTATCATTGTAAAAGGAGCAAATCAATCTCGGATATCATGTATCACAACTCCGCTGCTGGTTTTCTAGACGCTTTTGTACAAGACGAAGTCAAATGTCGTTGTCTTGATGAGGAAACATTTGGCGCACCTATTGCCAATGAAGAGAATGATGTGCCACTATATGATATGTATAATCGTGGCTTAGTAGCATGCGAACAGGGGCTCGAAAGGAATCCGTTGAATCTCGAGGGAGCACGTCCTGGAACGACGGGTTACATTCCTTCGATGGAGGAGGGATTGGCGATGGGAGCCTCACCGAAACCCAAAGCATTGGTTCTGGATCTGGAGGGTCCGGACGAGGAGATGATGGAGGAGTCTCTCAAACGTCGTGGTTTGCGCCGGTAGAGGAAGTGAGTGATTGCCCAGGTGGCGTGTGTCCTGTGCCCTGGGCCACTAAAGAAGAGCCTCCCGTAATCCAGGGGGACACTATAAATCACCCCTCGCATTACACCGATGGGGGCATCGAATGCATCGAAGCCATTGAGGCGGCTTTAACCAACGAAGAATTCCGTGGGTACTGCAAGGGAAATTGCATGAAGTATATTTGGCGTGAGAAGCATAAAGGCGGGACAGAATCACTGAAGAAAGCACAGTGGTACCTCGATCGTCTTATTCAACTTGACGAGTCTCAAAAGGGCTGAAGATCATCTTCATCGTCGTCCTCGTCGTCGTATGCATATGCGGCGGCGAGTTCAGCCAACTCAAGTTCAGTGGGATGATCCCAATCTAGTTCGATGTGTTCAGACGCCAGGATGTCTTTAAGTGCACACCATTCCATCATGCGTTGATGATAAAGAGTAAGAAGAGTAAACCTTAACTCTTCCCATGTCATCTCCTGGGACTGAAGATCAGCCTTGCGCATAGCAAATTGAAGTTCCAGTGGAAGCTCAAATTCCCGTGGTTCAACTGATCGCTCCATTCCGCTCTGCATGTCTCTGATGCAACTATTCTAATCCTAGAGGTTAAAGATAGAATCTAGACTCTCATCCGCAAAATCAACCCACAAGTTGTTGTCAATTTTGAAATTGTCAGCAAACGCTGACAAAATATAAGGATTGACTTGCTCTTCTAGCTCTCGAATTGCCCTGATTTCGTGGGGAGCAGCAGTGTAATTACGGAATGCAGTGAGGAGAATCTCTGTTGAGGACCAGGGATTGGCATCAATCTCCTGGAGGAATAGATTCATTTCTTCTCGTCGACGGTCCAGGAGACCACCAACCACCTTGTGATCCTGGTCAAAGATCCAGCGACCAATTTCATCTGTAACGCCCCCAAAATCTTCAACTTCAAGGCAATCGATCACTTTACTGTAAAGAAAAGGCTCCCAGCCAATCGAATGAATAAACGAGACTAAGGCTTGGCGCATGCAGTTATCCAGCCCCAGATTGAGCTTTAGAAGCTGTGACTCAATGACACTGATCTCGTGAAAGAGATATTCCAGTGCTTTTTCTTTACTGCAGCACTGGCCTTTCTTTACAGGAGAACCATCGGGATAGAACTGAGTTCCAAACCCGATGGTATACGGTTCTTCACCTGTGTGCGGATCCGGATATGCCTTTTCGTTAAACCCTTCGTATTTACGAATTAGGTTAATTGCATGCGTAAAATCCGACATAGGGGTAACTATTATTACCCCTAATATACATAAAATTTACTTGCCTTGACCACGAGATAATTTACGTCCGTGATTGGGACGTGAGTGTTTCCCGTCTCCTTGACGTGTCTTCTTGGGCTTCGATTCAATCTGGAGTGCATTGGACTTGGGTTTTGCCATGGTGTTGTGGTAGCAACCAAGGAATCTTAGCCAGTGCTACCAGGCTTTGCAACTATTTTAATTCTTTTGCGAATTTTCCAGATCGCCCATTTGGTCGGCAGTTTTCTTTGTGCGTTACCCACCGACAGTTCTCTTGCGAATAACCTTTGTTGTTGTCTATGCGGTCTAGCTCTAGCTCGCGTTTTGCCCCTTCAGCCGTGGCCCATTTATAGAAAGCGTAAAAATCATTTTCCCACTCTTCACAAACAAAAATATTTCTTTTGATATAAGAGGGTGTTGTTTTGCAGCGTCTTTTCATGCGTTGCCAGCGTCGATAAAGCCAATTGTTCTCGTTAACTTTTGTTTTTGCATTAATGGCTAAGCCGTGTTTTTTCTTGTGACAGGAAAGACACGTTTTATTTTGCTTAACATCTGCACGTACATAGCGGTCTTCTTGACACTTAGGACACGTAATTAAGTAATAACGCCACCGACCCCGCTTAACAAACTCCATAGCAAACCAGAAGCAGGCACCAACGCTAGCACACTCCAAGCCTTGCAACTCCAGTAGCCAGCGGTTAACTTGCTTTTTTTTTCGTCACAGTTGTGCCTTGCCCGGAAATTCTTGCGACGTTCTGGATTGTCTCGCTTGATTTCCATATTGGCATCACCAAAGCGTATGATCTTTTCTTTTCCATTTTCACACGCCTTTACAACGGATTTTTTGCCACCCCGAACATCTCGGCGTGGTTTATTGCACTCCATCTTGTCTTTCGCTATTTTTGCTGCAGACGCGGCTTTTTTTCTTTTATCAGACATCAGAGACCCTTGAACATGGATGTAAATTCACCAAGAATTTGACTACCTGTTTTTGATTTGTAGTCTTCATCATCGTCATCATCTAATCCTAATCTAAAGAAACTTGACGTACTCGGCACTGTATCTTCATCGTCTTTTTCAAGGGGAGATTTGTCTTCCTCGAAGAAGCTTTCGATAGTACCAAGAGAGGCGAATGGATCGCTGAAATCAAGCTTGTCTATTTTTAAAGCTTCGTTACTTCCGGACTTTGTGAGTAACGTCTGCTCGGACCTATCCAGATCAGGGAAAAAGTTTTCGTAAAACTCATCTTCTGTACCTTGGAAGCCAGCAGATTGTAACACTTTATAAAGTTCTGTTTCTGGCTTTGCTTGTTCATCTTTGTAATCTTCTTCTCTTTCGATGTAAGTCAATCCAAGGAGTTGTTGTGTTGGCCTACGTCTCTTTTCATTTAAGTATTTAATTTGTTCACGTATGTCCTGGGCTGAGCCAGTGCGCAATGTTTCGGCAATGTATTGCTTAAGTTCGTCGGTTGTTCCCTTGAAGTTCTCTAGACCAAATTTCTCTAGTACATCGTTCCAGCTATCTTTGTCTGCTGGATCTAAACCTTTTAACATTTCATCAGCAAACTCTTCGGGCGTGATGAATTGACCAAAGACAGTGCCTTGCTTTAAGGCCTCGTCTTTTAGTACCGGAAG